CTACCCAGTGAGCGTCATTGGTTGCGTTCTTAACATAAATGTTGTGAACATGATAACCTTTTTCTTCTAACTGTTGTGTGGCACGTTTAAGCATACTGTCATTAATACCAAGTTGTTGGGCTGAGCCAGAACCAATATCAATGTAGTCATACTTTCCTACCAGTTTCTCCAAGTCGCCTTTGACTTGTTCCATTCTGGTAACATTATGTTTAACCTTGGCATTTAAATTCATACGAACAGTAGATTCAGGGATACCCAGTTGTCTAGATATCTCAATTGATCCGAATCCTTTATCTGCTAATTCATTGATTCGAGAGATGTTGTTCTTACGAATCTCTTGTTTAGCGATATTGTTCCGCTTACGAAACTCTGTTGTAGATATACCAAGTTTGTTCGCTATTTCCGTGTCTGTTAATCCGGTCTTGCGGTATTTGGCCACAACATCAGACCATCCAGTTGCACGTTGGTATGAATTATCTCCGGAACCCCAAGCATAGCGACCACTGTGAGGAACGGAGCCTTGATGTGGAGTTCCTCTATGTTCGAGGTACTCTTGTAAAGTTTCCGACATCATTCACCTCACGGTTTGTTTTCAAGTAATGCTGAGAATTCCTTAATGCTATGCATAATATCATAGACATCTTCGGGCTCAGGAATTACTTCATCAATGTTATCCCCTTGATAAATACGAAGAATCATGTCTGTCTTTTCGGGTTTGACAGAATACTCAAGACAGAAATATGCAGCATACACTAACAATTGTTCCATCTTTGGTTTAGTCACACCCGTTTTTAAATCATGAATACGTAGGAATCCACGAGGATTATCTTTCTTTGGAGGATCATATCGAATAGCATCCGCAGTACCAAATGCATAAGGACTGTAAAATAAAAGGACTTCACTGTCCATGTTGAATCCTATTGCATCATTAACAAAATTGGCCAAGGCTGGATGTGTATGTCCAGGCAATAACCTAATTCGTTTGTTGATGGCTTCAGATGCGAATTCGTGTAACTCCGTTCCCCGTTGTTTCGCTAGTTCGTTTTCAAATCGACTAACGACTTTTTCTGGGGTATAGTTTATCCAGTGACATTGACTAGCGCTTAGGAACGAATGTTTTCCTTCGTAGTCGTAATGCCTGTTCCATTTCATGCAAAACTTCCTCCTTGTTTTCAGGATATATAGTCCTAGCCCAACCACCGTTGTCGTTATACTTCTTCAAGTAATATGGTTGGTTTGGACGATATGGAGCCTTAGCACTCTTCTTACACTCAAGATGAAATGACCAAGGACCTACATCCACAGACAAATCAGGAATCCCTTGAATATGCTTAGCATCGTTCTTCTTAACGATCGCATCAGGAATCAAAGCCTCAATATCTTTAATTAAGACTCGCTGAAAATCTCTTTCCAATTTGCCGCACCCAATTCCTCTCGTTGAATTTTTCTTTGGTTTTAATCGCTTTATAGACGGCGTCGTCTATACATTCCGAACTCTTTAGATAGATATAATGCATTGTATCAAATGGCGTATTAATACGATTTATGCGTCCTTCACTCTGCTCCATAATACGATATGAATAGTTGAGTGAGTAAAATAGAATTGTATCAGTTGTAATACAGTTCCAGGCTTCTGATCCGGCAATATACTGAACTAAATAAATCCAGCCATCGCCATCATCCGGAATACTCTCATGTCGAGAACCATTCCATTGTCTATATCTAAGTCCGAGTTCTTCACAAATATCAATTAGAATCTCCAACTCATAAATGTAATTGTAAAACACAATCAATTTATCTTTGGTCATGATATGTTGTTTTGCGTTTTCCTTTCGACGATCACTAGAACAAACTATTTTTCTAAGCACTTGTGTGAACTCAGAAGCATTCATAATAGGTTCGTTTGTGAAAGGATTAAACCTGGATTTAACAGTTTCGTCATACAACTTTCTGTCGAAGTCACAGGTTACAAATACACGATCTATCTTAGTCTTACGGAAGTCCGCCATAGACACAATAATAGCTCGCCTATATCTTTCTAATCGATCTACCTTGTGGTATCTCTTAATTTGAGGGAATGACGTATATGGTTTGTACTCAACATGCTCATCAATAAAATGAGACTTATTGCGATAGAATCCATTGGCTATGAATAATACCATAAAGTCAATCCAAGTATCACCTGGTGTAGCAGATAACATAATCCATTTATTACGTCTGCTAATATCAATCAAGCTGCGTCCCCATGTTCCATAACCAACAGCACGTTGTTCGTCAAAAATAAAGAAAGCATCTTTGACGTCTTTGTACTTTTTGATATTGTTCCATGAATCAACAACTCCATTTATACCAAGCAACTCAAAATCACGTTGCCATTCTTTATCATCTCGCTTCTTTGCGACAGTGATAATATAAAGCGGTTTGTCCGAATGATTACGGATGTAGTAGAATAGGCCCGTTAAAGATTTACCCGAACCTACTTTACCACAAAGCACGCAACCATCTCTAAGATGATCTAGTGCCTGTTCCTGATAATCATATAGTTGGACCATTAAAATCCGTATTTACGAGCCAATGGTGTTGATTGTACGTGGATATATGCTTTAGACAAGTCAAGACGTGCGTAAGTTCCACGTTCATGTTTCTCACGACGACGAATAACCATGTCACAAGCACGGATTTCCATTTCATCAATCATACCATACATATCCGGAGTTAGGAAAGTGATGTTGTCAGTTGGTACTTCTTCATCAACATCCAATTCGCCATCATCGTTGATGAGCGCAATAACCGGAGTGCTGTACTCAGTATATACTTTGACCTTGATGAAATACGTTGGTTGTACAACATCTGGGTCGAGGTCTGGGTTTTTAGCCGCAGGATCGTGAAGTTTTACATTGATTCCATAATCTTGAAGAACTGGAACATCTTCTGGATCGATCACAATTTGGAAATTCCGGTCACCGAGTGCATTAAACTCAGTCTTACGACCTTCAAAGTTCGGTCTAAACATAAACCGAACATTCTCCAATTGCAACTGTTTATTACTAATAGCTAATACTTTTGTCATTTTATAAAATTCCTTTCGATTTGTTTTGACATAAAAAATAGCAAGAAAAAAGTAAAAGATCCTAAAATCTTTTATCCCTTCCTATTATGTGCCAAGTAATTTCTGCGAAATCCGCAAGCAACAAAATTAGGCTACCGCCGAAGTTTCTTCTGAAACCTCAGGCGATAAACCTAGAACAACTTGATAATCAGTTGGCATGTCATCAACAATTTCATTGATGTCTCCAACTTTCATAATCTTCTTCAAACCTTCGAGAGCGACTCTGTCATAATATGCAAAGTCAACATCATCGTCTTTAAATTCCGCAGATTGCTTGAACTTAAATCCTTTCGTGCCGGTTACTGACTTGAATGTTTCGTTGTCTTCGGTCCACAATGCTTCTTCTCCAGTGAGAGATGCATAAATAGATCCTACTTTACCAACGAACTCTTTACCAAGATAAATATGGCCCTTCGATTGTTTGGTTAGGAAGAAATCTTTTTCCTCAATACGTTCTTTAGTCCATACTCGTTTCAACAAATATGGGTTCAGGAACTCGGCTCCAGTCGGAGACCAACTATCATCTTCAAGCTGAGCAATATAAACAGCATTATTAATTAACGCCATACGTTTATAAGTGTGCTCATGCTCAAATTTATAATTGTATTGAGGGAGTGCTCCAAATTTATGAACGAAGTCAATAATATAATCGTCCACATTTGGAATCTTGATCGAGTCGGTCTTAATATGAGCGACCTCATATCCTTCGTCCTCAACAGCAAAGCGTAAGTCGACCATAAATAAAGCTCCACGTTTAGCAACAATGTTGTCAACGTTTGATGGATGCTTGAATTTATTGTCAAACTTAGCAGACGTCATACCATATACAGAGTTGATTACAATCTTCAATGCGGTTACCAAAGGTTTGATATATTCTGGATTATCCAAGAACGGAGCTAGGATACCATCAAACATTTGTTTAACTTCATCGATCTTGTTGTGCTTAAGCAACACACGAACTTTAAGTAAGTCGGCATATCTCTGAGTATATGGTCCAAAGTAATTCATATTCACGAGACTGTTTGGATGCATGGACTCAACATCAAGCAATCCAACATTCTTATAAATACCTGGTTTAGCATACACATAACCACCCTCGCCTGTCTCAATACCACGATATGTGGATTTACCGAACTCGTAGACATAACCAGGGAATGTCTTAGACAGATCAACATAATTAAATTTGTCTTGTGGTCGTGGGTCATTACCGAAGATAAATAATGCAGTCAACTGATTGTTGGTCGCATTCATGGATCCACGGGAAATGGTTGCTAGGATTTCACGAGCAACGTAATCGGCATAAACAGCATCAAACAATTTCTCAGTAGCATCAACGTCATTGACACAGTAATCAACAACGACTGGTACTAAATGATCTGGTACTGGTTGATCCCAAGGGATTTCCATTTCAACGTGTTTGATACCGAGTTCAACTTCCCATTTCTTAAGCGACTGTTTCTTCTGGCTGTACTCATAAATATCAGCATAGCTAATTTCATAAGCAGCTGCATACATTCCAGTCTTGGCATTCTTCTCGTTGATAATACGATGGGACTGTTGGAACAAATCCATTTCACTACCGCCGAGAAGTCTAGCATAAAGAATATGGTTATCATATCGTCGATTGTTAAATCCTACGAGAGGGAACGAAAGCAAATATTCAATCTGCTCAGGGGTCGGATTAATCCATTTAACGAATTCATCGTCTCCGTATTTCTTCCAGACTACTACAAACAGATTCGGATATACCTCAATATCAAAGAACACCAATTCTTCTTTTGGATATATCTTTGTGAACCCTGTAAGTCGGTCCTGGATTTTATCTTCATTCTCGTCTCGAAGTGTTGACCAAGGAATCTTCTGAACAACCTTCAAACAGTACTCACGATTATTTGTTGATTTCAATGCTCGCATCATACAAGCATGTCGTAAATCGTTCAGGTCATATTCCAGACCTTGATCATGGGCCTTCTGAATTTCATGAGCAATCCAATCAATAGTCGGTTTAGTATTTGGATGTGATGGTTCCTTACCCTCAATCATACCCAACTGTCGTTTTACAAAATTACGTAATACCTGTTCGGTATACACAATATCTTCTATCTCGCTATACACCACAGCCTCCTTCTCTCTTAGTGGGAGACCTGAGGATATATGCGCGATTTCATACTCATTGGCTTTCATGTTGATACGTCGTAGAGAAGACTTCCCACGATATACCTTAATCTCCACATCCTCTTCGACCAAATTAGATAACTCATTCACATTACCGTCATAAATATAATGTAAGTGAATACCATGGCCTGATTTGGATAGTTCGGCATACGTCGGAGGGAACTGTCGGGCTGCTTCCTTATTCAATTCCAAATCCTTCTTGCCGGTCTCTGGGTTCTTTTTATCCAAGTCAATAATAACATGACTCAGCGGAACTTTAACCCAGTGAAGTTGTTCCGTGTCGATATCCGCTAACACAGTCTTAACATCATCCCACTTCGCTAAAGGATTACCTTTCGAATTTGCGGGTTGTGCTGGGAATGCTGCCGCGATACCGTTGAAATATGACGGATTGTCAAGAAATGTGAGCCAATCTTCTTTCGCTTCTTCAGAATGTACGAATCGACCATCGGTCTTATCTCCGAGACCTTCTGGATATACGACTTCCCATTTGAAACCGCGATATAAATTCTTGTAACGAATATTATCAATCCGGATCTCTGTATGGAACTCGTCGAAATATCTCATGAGCTCTTTCTTGATCTTGGCTTTGTATCCTTCCGTCTTGAATCCGAGATCTTCCAGATATTCTTTATACATCTCAGCAACACGCTTAAGTGTGATATCCTTACCAATCTCCATAGCATTACTTCGAACAAAGTCGAATATGATGTCAGTATTGACAGCCATCTCAATATCGAAGTAATCGTCGTAGAAAGAATAACCAAGTTCTTGGAAAGTATCCATAGCCATTGAAGCAATATACGGAACCTCATACTTAACTCTGTCAAATAATGCGTCGTACTCTTCGTGAGTGAATTTACGACCGCTAGGATTTACTACAACAGCCCGTCGAGTAATCCCTGAGTCAATATTCCTGACACGATATCGTTGGTTTGACGCAGTTACTAACAATCCGCTGAATGTAACATCGTATGGTTCTTTGTATTTCTTGTTAACAGATATGGTTTCATGAGATGTCAGTTTCAATAATGGAGTATCATTACTGATCCTAGAAATATCCGTATCATCGTCAATCAACAAAGGAACCTCTCGGATCTGTCCTGTTGCAAATGGTCCACCACTCGTTAACTCCCGTAAATCGATAGGAGCATGGTAGCCATCGAATATCATCTTGAATACTTTGAGCACAGTACCTTTACCAGATCCTTTTGGTCCATACAAATACATGAACTTCTCGATATGTTCCATTTTGTTCATAAGCAAAGCGCCCATAAACCATAGAATCTTTTCAGCTTCGTTTGGATCATACAACGTATATAACAATTCTTTGAATGCCGGGCAGTCGCCACTCACCGGAGTGTATGGTAATTTAACAGTTGCATAATCTTCTCGCCTAATCTTATGATCCGCAAACAATATGCGTCTGTTGAAGTTGGTTTCAGGTTGCCAAAGGACTTTAATATAATCAACAAACAATTTGTACTTGCCAGCTGACGCTTTACGAATTTCCTTAACCTGAATCCTAGCTGTTGGATGTTCGGCTTTTATTTCATGATACTTTCTCCACAAGATCGAGTCGATACAATCAAATAAATAGTTCTGGTCCATTATCCATTCGTTTCCATCCCAGAACGCGAAGAACGAAGAACCTTTGATAACGAGGTCTTTAATATCGCCAAACAAGAAGTCTGGAGATATGACATAATCATAAACTCTGTTGTTACTGAAGTTTTGCTCGACAGTGACGTCTAAAAAATCAAACTTCACCGAAACCCTCCTTTTCTATCGTATTTTGTGAGTTGTGGCCAATTTCAGTCAATCAGACCGAATTCAACCAAATTTAGCCGTTTCAGACCAATAGTCCCCATTCCCCCCTCTTCTCCTATTGTTTATATATATTATAAGCTTTTAACTCTTGATGTAAACAATGTAAAAACAGGGTCGATTGGGGGGATTAGGGACTCACAACCCCTAAAGTACCCTCAAAATCGCCGAAATATGCCCAAAAACCACCCAAAATAAGGCATTTTCAAGCTATTTCGGCTCCGCCCCAAAAACCCTTAAAAATTTGGGGGATTTTGGGGGACTGCTATTTTGAGCCATTTTAGGCCCATTTTTCCTATAATATCATAGTAATTTAACCACGATTTTAGCCCGAATCAACCCTGATTTTCCCACAATATTATAGGAAATCCGGCTGATTTAGACGATATAATTGATGATTTTGCCTCGTTTTTTAGCTTCATAATAGTCAATATTACCAATTTTGAACCCATTAATACGACGTTTTCGCCACATAAATAGGTCATCTTTAGCAGGATCAAGCTTCAAACCAGCACAAATATCGTAGATATGCACACCATGTTTGCATGAATATTGGATCTTTTGATGCATTTTATCAAGATCTTCATACTCAATTCCGTTCCTGCTAAGCTCAGATACACCAGTTAATCCCAAAGAATCCTTAATCAACCCCCGAATAATAGAAGATCTAGACTTAAGCATCCACTTAGGATAGTAGTTAGAATGGTGTCCGGAATATGCGTCAGAGATTTCCAAGAAGAAGTTAATAACATCAATTGCTTCCACAATATTCTTCAGTTTCAACACCTTAACCACGTTAGATCTGCGATCAGCATACATCTCAAACTGGATTACTGTTGGATCCGTAAGCTTGAAATACATCTTACCATAGATCTTTGCAAGCATGTACTTGTCATACTTACGAATATCCTTATAAAATTTACGCAAGTATTCAGTAAAGTTGATTTTAATTAAGTCCGTTCCAGGATCAATCACGACCATCGTAATTTACCTCCGGATCATCATAATCTGCTGTGACAAAACGTGAGTTTGTAGCCAACAGTACCTTACCAAGTTCACGCCAATATACCAGAGAAGATCTAACGATAGGAATAACATTATCGCCATCAACCATGCTAGCATAATCGGTCTTAACAATATCATCGAAGTCAACATCAACACCTTTACTAAACAAGTAACGACGAATTTCAATGTGTTGAGGAACGTCCAAAGCATCCTTTAGTAACCCGCGCATCCAGCGTACTTTTGGTTCAAACATCCATTCTGGCATAAGCGCCTTATCTAAACGATATGAGCTTTCAGCAAGCATAGTAAAGAAGTTTACGACCTGCACAAACATATCCGGAGTAAGTCCATATAATACCTTACGATCGTATCTGTAACCGTAGAAGCGGTATTTGAATTGGACTTGAGTAGGATCTGAGATGTTGAAATACATATAGCATTCAATCTTCTTGAAATAATCCAAATCATCTGGACGATGTAATTCGAAAAGGCGTGTGAAATATTTGGTTAAATCGATAACATAAATGTCGTTTTGGGTAGTCATCTTAATACCTCCTATTTATAAACCTTACGAAGAAACTCACGAATGTCCAGATTTAGATAATCACCTTTATGAATCTTTTTGAATTGGATGATGAGTTCGCCATTAGAAATCTGAACAGAAGTGATCTGTCCATTGCGAGTATGTCCATTCCAATGAATATTTCCAGTAGCACCTACAGCAAAACGCTTAGTTACTTCCGTAACGTCCACAATATCGGTTAGTCCAACAGAAATATCATAGACGTCTCCGCCAGGATTTTCTGGATCGGTACCAATAGAATAAATAGGATCGTTAACCTTGAGAAGCTCGGTATCAATACTCACAATTTTATCAATCTTAGATAAGCGATCGCCGAATACAATACCCTTATATTCTACAAAGTGATAGATAACAAGGTTTTCGATATATGGCGTGATAGCGTTCAATAAATAAACTCGACTATCTTCATGATGCCAAGCGCATTCTTCAAACGTATATACAACGCTTGGTTTGTTGTTTGGAATTTCAAAAGGAAACTCTCCATCTACCTTGGGCATACAAATCTTGACATCGTTTCGGTTACGCTTAACCCACATAACATTGTTTAAATCAAGATCTTTAACTTCTACAGACATACCATACCTCCTTAAATAACCTCACGGACAATTAGACCGTGTTCACGCAAAATAGGTTTAAGATCAAAGTCTTTACCCACCATAATAACATCTTCACCAGGCTTTGTCTGATGATTATCGAACCACAATATGAAGTTCTGCTTCATAGGTTCATTGTCAAACACCAAAATCTTACGATTATGATGTCGCCATTGTTCTAAATCATTTGATGCAAGGCCTAAGTGAATGATTAAAACATTTTGAATTCCGTTATCCACAATATGAACATTCCCTAAGGAAGGGATATTACCAACGAAGTCGACTTGGGAAGCACGTGAGCTAGCCAATATAGATGGTTGCTTGGCTATGTATAGCTTAACCATGTTCGCGTCGTCGGGGTATTCGTTTGTTGTGAAATGAGCATCGTATAGACTTCGCCAACCAATAACATAGTCCTTAGCATCAATAGGATAGTGGTGACAGATACGTTTGTAATCTGCCACTGTCAAATATCCCATAGTCTTCAGAACTTTCAATAAGACACTTTTCAAATATGATGTCTTTTCCATACCAGACTTGAATTTCATTTACAGCTCCTTTTAACCTTCTTGCGCATCCATTGAAAGTTGTCGGTAATCTTCTCGCATAAGTTCGATAGCTTCCTCAAGAACTTTTACACGTTTACGATGAATAGCCGCGTCTTTTTCTTTCCATTTTTGCAATGTTGTGGTATCGAATAGATATTCATTATGTTCCACAATCCGTTTCAAATGAATTGGGTGGAAGAAAATATCATCAGATGCTTTAGGACTTGTATAGTCAAGAGCGCGTTTGTCGAATCCGAACATGTAGTCCTTAAGTTCGACTTTCTTATTAGCAGCTTTACGTAACTCGGCAACAGAAATAGAGTCGCCACGGTTTAATTTATCTAAGACATACATATACCAAAGAACTTTTTGTCCTTGAGCGGTGGTGTATTGTTCGTCGGTCATACCAGCGTTAGCAGCTTGCACAGCTTCGTCATTGAAATGTTTTGATTTGATAACAGGTAATCGAGTAATATCATACTTCATTAGTTTCTCCTTTTGTTTAACGTAATACTACGAGAAGATTTGCTCGTAGATCCCACAGTAATTTCCGTGTGTCGGCCTCTCCTACGATTTCACTACGTAGAATAGCCGAGTCCAAGAGTTCTTTCAACTTCCTGGCAGATTCAAAGATTTCAGCATCGTCCATGTTCGAGACGACCTTATCTTTTATTTCGTCCATTAGTCTTTCCTTTCCAATTATATGTATTGTACTCGGAATGGTCCAGCTCCTTTTGGTAGCGAGTTGCGTCAAGAATATAGTAGTTTTTGACATCAACAGGACCACCCGGAGTAAATGTGCAGTCCAATGGTTTAGAGTCGAGAATATCCAAACGAGTCAAATGTGGCTCATCTGGATTATTCCAATATCTAACCAAGGATAAATTAATTACAGGTAGGTTTGTCCCTTGACATGATGCTATTTCATTACCATCAGATTTGTATTGTATGAATTTGTATGTAGTGGCATACTTTCTGAATATGGTATCAATGAAATCTTCTGAGTCATCAGCCTTGAACAATTCCTTAACCATAGCCAACAGTGATTCAGACGATTCAAATATAAACATCCTATGATCATTGTCGGTTTCTGAGATTACAATATAAGGACAAAGCATATATTTGTCTTTGCCCATATTGATCTTGATAAGATTATCCCCATAAGCTATCCCAACCATGATATTAGGTCTAGCCTTGGATAATTTGGTCCAAAACATGAATTTGTAGCCCTTATAATAGTCCTCGTTTAAGACTGATAGATCGCTCTCTGCGCACTTCCTAAGTACGTCGGCCCTTTCTATCGAATAAGGAACTACATAGTCGTTAAACGCCATTATATAGCCTCCTAGACCCCTTCTAGCGGGTTAGTTTGTCCCAAAGGTCATCTCCAGCCTTTGGATAGATCACAAGTCCATCATTTGAGCCCCATTCATCATAAACTTGACGCCCGAAAGTCAAATATCCTGCATGAGTTTTCTCCATAGGATAGATATAGCAGAATGTGTTGATGGATTGGATTGTGAATTCGGAATTAATTTTCATATTTGAGATCATGCGATTCATTAAGCCCTCAGGACTTGACACGATCTCTCGTGGAATACAGACAAGAACCTCATCCTCATCTTTCCTCTTGGCCAGGAAGAAATTATGAGTTGGTGCATCGCCATTTTTATATTCCTTAACCGTAGTAATACGACTACCACCGCATAATACGAAGTTGTATCCACGTGCAGAATATACGTCGGTCAGGCTTCTAGAAAACCCTTCCACAACGCAATTATCTGATTCGGATTCGGATGCTTCCCATCCTTGGTTATATGACCGAAGTACAGGTGTTCCGTTTCGCAAATACATATGTTTCAAGTCATAACCGTTGATCAGTCGGTAGTGACTTAGTTTGTATTTGTCTTTAGATGTCCACATTATCCAAGTAGGCATTAAAGCCCACTCGATATCTGTGATGATTTTGTCAAGCCAATTTTTAAGATTAGCAAGACCTTCTTTTAGTTTTGCAAATAGTTCTTTCATTAGGTTATCCTTTCTGAAAATATGATGCGATGTCTCGCGTGGTAATTCAATTCCTAATGTTATACTTCTAGATTCATTAAAGGATTATCCAGATCATTATAAACACATAATGATCTAATATGATTTTCAGTATTTCCAAAGAAATGTAGAACGCTTCTAGAAAGTTTTGTAACATCCAATTTGTTTAGATGTAGAGTATCGGATATACCTGCAGATGTATATCCAACAATAATTAATTCGTCAGCATCAGTTAGCAAATCCGCAACAAAAGCAATATATACGAAGTTAGAGTCTCGTAAATAGATTGCTCCACCTCCGGCAGAACAACAGAAAGAATATACCTTACCGTCTTTCTTGATGATCAGACGATTAATCTTCCGAGTCGTCATCTTCATCACCTTCTTCCAGATCCACAAATCCGACCTCGTGTTCAATACGTTTGTTGTATTCATCCCACAGTGACTTAGAATCATCATAGTCAGATTTAGGCAAACCAAACATACCGAAAGTATCATCATAATTTGGCTTGTTAGTGCGTCCACTTTCTAAATATGAGATAAAGGTATCGTGAGTAATAGCGTCGAAGTCCTCGAATTCAATTGACATCTTATCAAAAATGAATTTAAGATACTCGGTAGCAGATTTCTTTCCGCCTTCGACGTGTAGGTTTTCAGCAAACCAAATAAGCAGCTCACCAATGCTTGCCCAGCTAGAATATTTAGATGCGAATCCGAAGTATTCCACACGCTTGTCAATCAATTGTTGACGGATGTTGAGCAAGGCAATGTTATGTTTGTTAGGAGTATATTCCCAAGCAAAGATAGGTGCAAAGTCATCAATAAGTTTTGAATTATGAATTCCTGCACGGTCAAGAACTAACGCACAGTAATAGTCATAGCTATCTTGCGTGTCTTTGTCGTATATCATACGTTCATACTCCATTTCATTAGCTTTAAGCGAGCGGATTGTATACATCATATCGTCAATGACCTTACGAATTTCTTTCGCGGATCGTTTGTCACGATAGTTTAGGAATCGATCCTTCATTTCGAATTCATCGAATTTACGAACTACAGAAATGGTATCGCCTTGTCCATCAGGCAAGTCAATAACTTCTTCAGTCATTGGATCGTATTCAATCCCAGCAGCGTTTTCATATGGAGTGATGTTACGGATAATCATACCGTTTTCTTTACGCCATGCATGCCCATCACCAAATTCAAGTGGGTCTTGGTCCTGTTCAATATCGCGTTCAAGATCCATCAGAGCATCACGCTCTTCGAGACGTTTTTCAATCTCTGCAGCTTCATGTGCCTCCAATAGTTCTTCATACGAAAGACCATCTGCTTCCAACTTCTTTTCTTCCTTATACCATTTATAGAGACGGTAACCAGCATAGCCGATACCCGCCACTAAAACAGTATATCCCAAAATCTTCAAGTTTCTATTCATTATTGGAATATCCTTTCAAAATTTAATTATGCTTGTTCGTCCGCTTCTGCATAGATGTTTGGAGCGTAACGGTTGCGTGGGCGTTTCCAGCGAACATATGTTTGTGGAACCATAGCTTTAGCTTCTTCATCCCACATGTCAAATGTATCCCATTCAATATAGAATTGGTCGGTATCAGACCAGAAGAATGGTAGAGCAGCAGACGGCACTTCAAATCCAAGTTGTTCCAACACATATGGGAATGTTAATTCGCCCCATTTAGACATTTTAGGAATTAGGACTTCATTGTAGATTTCTTGGATGATTCGCTCATTGTATTCTGGTTCGCCAGGCGAGCAGAGGTTAGAATTCTTGAAATATGCACCATAGAAAAGTCCTTCGCTAGGTACTTCAACAGTAGTTTCGATTTCATTTCCATCTTCGTCAGTGATTGTGATTTTACGTGTGTCGTGAGGAGTATCTAGACGTTTGAATGTTTCTTCGTCAAGGATTTCCTTAGCACGTTTACGGTAGCGAGAATGTTCTTCTGTGATTACCGCGAGAGCAGCCGTAACAGCTTTGAGGCGATTGTTCTGTATAGCGTATGAAAGTCCGATAGCAGCGCAGCTAGTGACCCCAAGCAAAACAGGAATAGCAATGTCTTTGGCAACCTCAGTAGCGATTTCAACTTTTGACGGGACAATTCCATCCTCCTTCATTTCCTCAAATTTTTCAAGAGTCTTATCTACCTTTTTGGCAGCTTGATATGATGTTACAGCAGTAGCAACGAGTCCTACACCTCCAGCGATAACCAGGGCAAGTGGGGCATGTTTGATACCAAAGTTTTTAGCAGCAACTAGACCGCGACGTGAGTTCTTAGCAAGGTCTGCAAAATTAATTGATGGTAATTTCATTATGTGTTCTCCTTTTATAAAATAGTATTGATAACTTCATTGGATTCTTCTTTGAGTAGAGAATATCCACAAATGTTTGATAAGATGAATGATGAGTTAGCTCGAACCTTACGCTCTTTATTAATATGAGCATCGTGTTCAAACTCTAAAACCCCATCATTAATAGACAACCCTGTTACATTACTGAATAACAATGGCTGTTGATTTTGATGCGTGTGTTTCTGATAAATCCTAACCCGCATATGTTTCCTCCTGTAGTACTTTTCCGTGTTGGGCACGTTTGATAGCTGCGTCACGGTATTCGTCCACAATATGCTTGTATTGCAAATATGTAGACGGAGTAAATCCATGTTTGTTTTGCAGATCTTTGATTCGTTGTCGTACACCACGTAAATGTGTATGCATAGACTTGAAGTCAAATACATCTGCACTATTGATCATGCCAATAGTCATTCCTGAAACTTGGTTCTGCTTAATTGAGATTTGTTCTTCTTTACGCATAAGATAATCGATGAGAAATGCGTACTCCGTTTCTGGAGTCCAATGCAATGAATAAGAGTTGATTTTGCGTACTGCAACCATAATTAAGCCTCCTGCTTTTGTTTAATAGCGATCTTGCGAATATCGGCACGTTCAAATACATGCTCGACTGTTTCATTAATTTCAACCAAATGTTCGATAATTGTAACGGTAGTTTCGCTTCGTGTGTATGTTAATCGTAGTTCCTTACCGTATTGGTCTTTAGGAACGTAGTTAAAATATTCACGACTTCCATCGCGAAATATAACGTCAATCTTTGTGATCATACAGGCCTCATTTCTTCAACCAAGCAAACGCTAGGATGATCCAACCAACAGGACCAATACAAAGTAAAAATAGTGTAGCAAGTAAGTTTTTCATTTTAGTTTCCTCCGTTTATCTTTTAATCCAATCCATGAATATGAGTAGCCAACCAATTGGTCCACATGCTAACAAATATAAGTATGCTATATAGCGTCTCATTCTTTGTCCTCCAAATATTCAGATCCAAACATACCAATTCGAATTCCGTCTTCCTTACAAATAGCATCGAATGCGAAATATGATTGTACGCATCCAATAACATAACCGATTCCTACCAAACCAATACCAATAACGAATTTCTTCATTAGTAAACTCCTGACTAAATTTCCTCAACAGGTGGGAATTGAATTGTATATCCTCCACCACGCGCAGCGACAATTTTAGATCCACGAAGATCTGTCCAACCATAAGAATTATCAGTAAACCTTGATGGAATATCAGATAGTTCGTAGTAATCTGCGACAGATACAACTTTGTAATGCTCAAGGTTACTTAACATGATGTTAAAGATTTCCTGAGCTTCCTGCGCAGTTTCAAAGTCAACGTATTTTAACACATCAGATGTCTTTTCAGAACGACGATTGAATTGTCTATCGTAGTCAATACGTCCTCCTCCGCGATGTGTATCCATACGAGTTACATTGTTTCGTCCACGACCCCAATATTGTGTAGGCTGTCGATGATAAATATAATCATCACCTAACACGGCTCTTTGGATCGCGGTTGTAGTAATATCGACGAAAGTGTTCTGAGCGCTTGGGATAATAACCTCATGCACGAGATGTTGTACAACACCTTTAAACCCACCTTCGCCGAAAAATAGTAATCCGGCTCGAGATAACAAACTAGGTTTGCGTACTCTACCTTTAGCTACTGCCTTCTGCTTTTTACGCACAGCAGTCCCGTCATTCTTTTCTACCTTAGTAGATTTTTGTTTTACCTTATTGTAGTCAACCATTATACTCTCCTAACATTCAATACTGCAGACCATTCGTATGTTACAGGGTCCATTTGTTTCTTGACACCGTCTGCAATATATGTT